GCTTGCTTTAAAATATCATTCTCCATTAATAACTGTTTATTTTCTTTACGAAGGCGAATCAACTCATTTTCTTCGTCAGTTCTGTTATCTTTAGCCTTAAAAGAACCTGTATTACCATAGTCATTTGTCCATTTCACTACTGTTGATTTAGCCAGTTGATATTCTCTAGCTATTTCTGCTGCTGGTTTACCATTTTGCCTTAATGCGACTATTTGCTTTTTAAAATCATCGGTGTAATTTTTTACTTTTCCTGCCATGATAGTTATCCTCCATTTTTCTCATTATATCATGACCGAATATGATTTGTATAATTTATTATAACCTATTCAGTTTAGACCGGATTGTGTCAACGCCGGAATCAATTTGACCGAAAACGCCGGAAAAAAATGACCCAAATCGCCGGTCACCCTACCGCCGGAATGTTCGCCGGCGGCGTAACCTGAACACCGGATTTCAGGCGGTCTTTAAGACGATATGTTTGTCCTCGAATATTGATTACATGAGAATGATGTAGCAGCCTGTCCAGTAATGCTGTCGCGATCACAGTATCACTTAGCAATTCGCCCCAATCACTGAAGAACTTGTTGCTGGTAAGAATGATGCTACCGTGTTCGTAACGTTCCGAAATAAGTCGGAACAGGAGTTCGGCTTCCTGCCGATTAAGCTGCATGTAACCGACTTCGTCGATGATTAGGATTGCTGGTCGCAGATACACCCGCCAACGTTTCTCCAAACGGTTTTGCTGTGATGACAGCTTCAAATCTTCAATGAGCCGAGCTAGGCTGGTGTAGTAGACCGTCAGTCCGGACTTCAGCGCTGTCATGGCTATACCGACAGCGAGATGTGTTTTTCCGACGCCAGGCGGTCCTAGCAAAACAACATTTTCAGCTCTGGCCGCAAATGATAGGGTTGCCAGCTCATCAATTTGGCGTTTATCAATACTGGGCTGAAAGCTAAAGTCGAATTCATCCAACCCTTTTCTATGTGGTAGCCGCGACATCTTAATTCTTGTCTCTTCGCTCCGACGGCTACGTTCGTTCTGTTCCAAGATTAACAGTTCACTAAGGAACCGGATATATGTATGTTTATCATGTAAAGAACGTTCTATCTGTGCATCTAGAAGCTCGGCGGCAGTACCAAGCCCGAGGCCGCCCAATAGTTCTCGAGTATGCTCCAACTCAACCATGGGAGACACCTCCCAACAGCTGATCATAAATACTTAGTTCGCGTATCTCAACAGCACTATTCCGCTGCTGGGCGCAGGGATAGGGCGTAGCAATTCCTTTTCGCTCAGCGAGTCCCTCGTACTGACCCTGGAGATAGATGATGCTCCCAGAACGATATTGTATCTTGTGTTTAGCCAGCAAGACTTCACCGTAGTAGATTTCAAGAAAGCCGGAGCACAAGCGCACTTGAACCTCTTTTCCGCTGTACTGCCAGGGCACACCGTAACGGACACCGTCAAAGCTCACCATCCCGTCACGTGTCACAATTCGACTTTCCCAGCGGTATTTATCCAATACCGGTTGTGATGGCAGTGTTTGTAATCCTTCGTGGATGAGTTCCTGCAGAGGAATCTTTCCTGTGGTGCCGTGCGGTTTTTCATCTACCATTCTGCACCAATCCAACGCCTGAAGATTCAGGTCGGAGAGATCTTCAAACTTCCGTCCTGGCAGGAAATTGTCTTTTACGTAATAGACAAGCCGTTCTACCTTTCCTTTTGTCTGTGGAGAACGAATCCGACACACCTTTGGGGTAAAACCAATATCCGCCGCAAAATCTTCAAATCGTGTGTTCCACAACGGTTTTCCCGCCTGACGTCCCACGACAACAGTTTTCATGTTGTCTGTCAGGACTTCCTTTGGTACACCGCCAAAGTATGAGAAGGCGTTTACCATACAGCGCTGCAAGCTTTTTAGATCGCATCGGCTGGTAAACTCTACATACTTGACGCGGGAAGTTCCGAGTATCATCACAAAAGCCGGGACCTTGTGAAGGATACCACTGCTGTCGGTATATTGGCATATACCCCAGTCCATCTGTGCTTGTTTGCCACTTGGCGTCTCAAAACGTCTGGTTGCCGGTAGCGATTTAGCTGGTCGGAAAGGATGTACGTATTCTTTGAGGATTGTAATCCCACCCTCATAACCGGCGTCCTTAAGCCTTTCCAGAAGTACAACGCAGTTAAATATCCCTTCACTCATTAGCTCGTGTAGCATTGGCTTGAAGCTATCCAGCTTTGAAAAACGGTCAATTTTTGGTGGCGGTGCTCCTTGTCGCTCTATGTATTTACGGGCGGTATTCTTGGAGATGCCAAGCTCCATCCCGATGGCATAGGCGCTTTTCCCGTGTTGTGCCTTTTCACGTATCATGAGTATTATCCCACTCCTTAGCATCGGCATCACTCCACAATCTCTTTTTGATTATGGTAGCCGTTATTTTTGAGTGGGTCAATTTTCACCGACGATTTGGGTCAATTATATCCCGGCGATAACAATTGTATGTCCGGTCTAAATTTTTTTTGAAATTTTTTGATGAACTTAGTTCATCAGATATTTATTTGTTGTTAGTTATAAAAGCAACTTTTATTTTTAAATAAGGAACAGTGCATATGAAAATATGTACTGTTCCTTATTTTTTTGTCTCAAAAACACTATTTGCATGAAAGTGATCTTGCAAAATTAGTGGATTTTCAAAGTTAAGAAATAAAGATTGTCCGTTATTAAGGCTTTTTGATGTTGAACTTTATTCAACGGGCAAAAAAGCTAGAAATTATAAAATGAAATTACAAAAAAAATATTTCAATGCCTGATTTGCAATAAGGCAAAGGATACATATTGTCTCGCACCAGTCCGTAAGGACTGTGGCGGTGCAATAGAAGTACCCTCCCCTTATTGCGCTCATTTTCAGGACAAAAGGGTCTGTGTACTTCTGCACAGACCAATTTTTGTATCCTTTGCCGCCAATGCAGTCCAAGGCGGGAAGGACAAAAAATGTTAAACACAGTCAATCAAGAAACTAAGCAGTACTACCTCACCATCGATGGCCAAGAGGTAACGGTAACCGAAGAGGTGTACAGAGCCTACAAACGTCCGATCTGGGCTGAACACAAGCGTAATGATCGGCAGAAACTCTGTCAGGTTAGTGACGGCAAGGGCGGCCTGAAAAGATGCACAGAAGATTGCTCCAAATGCAGTCGTACTAAGGAAGGTAACGTCCTTTCACTAGACGGACTCGAAGAAGCTGGATACAGCGTTGAGGACCGCACACAGGATGTTGCAGAGATTGTTGCAGAAAAGGTGCTTCTTGAAGAGCTTTTTAAGGCTCTCGAAGAACTAGACCCCAATAGTCATCGTATCTGCAAACTACTTATGGAAGGCTGTTCGAAGCGAGAAATTGCTAGAATTATGTCAATTCCGCAGTCAAGTTTTGAGTACCAGCTTAAAAAGTTGATGGCATCTTTAAGAGAGCGTCTGGAAAACTATATCTAAAACGTAAAAGAATAGACGGTACTGATGTAAAAGTCAGTACCGCCTTTCTGTTTTAATCTTTCTTATAAAACATTGTCTCATAGCCATCGGCCCTAAGAGCCAAACCTTTTATCCAAGGTGGCGTTCGTCCCATCTTCTCACAAACTGCTTTAAGGGAGACATCTATGCTGCACTCAATAATTAGCTCGTCATGGACATGACCACAGATTAAGCAATGGCTGAGTGTTTTCATAGCGTAGGCCAGGATATCCCGGCTGATTGCCTGGACAACATTTTCCGTAAACTTCGGCCCGTAACTTTCTATGCGTTCCCACTTCTTAGTGTTGCCGGTTCCTTCGTAGGTGACAGACTCACCACCGAACTGGTTCTGTTCGATCTTAGGTTTTACATAGGAAAGTCTCCTGCCGGAAGGAAGCTCAATAAAAAGCATACCCTTCTGGTAGTAGAAATTAATGCCATGTGTTTTAGTATGTGTTCTTAAACGAACTGCCTCTTTAACATTTCTGTCAACATCCCACCACAGCTTTGTAATCTTCGGGTTTGATGCTCTCCAAGAATCAACCAGCGGCTGCAATTCTTCTTCAGTAAGGCCCATTTCCAACGCACCCATAGCCTTAAGTGCTCCAACACTGCCGCCATATCCAAGTGCCAATTCTGCGATTTTCCCTTTTTGACGAAGGTAGCTATTAACACCATGCTTTTCAACTGGTACATGGAACATAGCAGAAGCAGAAGCACAGTAGATATCACCATTGTTTTCAAATACATCTAATCTCCATTGCTCCCCAGCTAAGAAGGACAGAACCCTAGCCTCGATAGCACTGAAGTCGCACACAATAAATTTGTATCCTGACCTTGGAATAAAAGAGGTTCGGATAAGCTGAGAGAGTGTATCCGGCACATCCTCATAAAGAAGTTTTACTGCATCATAATCTCCGAGCTTTACAAGGGAACGCGCATCTTCCAAATCAGGGATATGGTTCTGAGGAAGGTTCTGCAATTGTATATGCCTGCCTGCCCAGCGACCAGAGCGTGAAGCGCCATAATATTGAAACATGCCGCGAGCCCTGCCATCTAAACAGACAGTATTCTGCATGGCCTGATATTTTTTAACACTGCTTTTTGCAAGTTGCTGGCGAAGTAGAAGTGCGTCATGCTGATCCTCCGGTGCAGTCTTTATAAGAGCTGCGACATTCTTTTTAGCAAGCGACTCGGTCTCAACACCATTATCAGAAAGCCACTGTTTTACCTGCATGACGCTGTTTGGATTATCAAGATTGGTTAGTTCCTTCATTGCAGCAGTGAGTTCCTCTTTGGATTTCTCATCGAAGATGATGGCATTTTTAACGACGCCCATATCAAGCAAGATGCCTCTGTCATTAATCTCTTGATCCAGATGGTATTCATCCCATACAAACTCAGGTACGGGATAGCTTTCTAGTCTCTTCTTAACTGCCTGTTCGACCTCAACATCTCGGATATTATATTTTTTAAATAGGGACCACTTGGCCATATCATGTTCAGGCAGGTTACGTGTGCGGCCACCGTTTACTTTGGTGGGTTTGCAAGGAACACAGAAATATTTGATGAGGTCTTTGCCTTCTTTTAGCTTCTGTTCTCCGAGCTTAAGAACTGTACCTACACCTTCAAGTGAAAGCGGTAAGCCCATATAAGCTGACCATATCATGCTGCAACGCCAAGAGGATGGATCAAGGTAACTTCCAACAGTGTCCTCCGGGGTGCTGTAGCTACAGAACTTATCCGGGTAATGTTTACGAAGCCAATAGGATAAACAGACACGTTCGAAGGAGGCGTTAAAGGCCCATTTAGTTATATTATCATCGACTAATGCATTTAATACCTCTTCTGGGACTTTCTCACCTAAGACCAGGTCAATAACGTGAACCTCACCGCCATTAATTGCGTAGCCCAACAGGAGGACTTCAAAGCTCGGAGATTCTGCATAGCGATAGACGCCACACTTACCAAGGTCCACATCTGAGTAAGTTTCAAGATCAATAGAAAGTATTTTTATATCTTCCATAACATCCTCCTTTCAAAAGAATAAGGGCGGCAGCAGGAGTGCCACCGCCCAAGCAATTAAAACTTATCAAGTGGATCAAAGTTTTTCTTTGCTTTTTCTCTCTTGTGCTTTTTGATGGCGTCATTAATTTCAGTTACGACCCAGAATAGGGCTCCGATGATAAACACGCCGTATAAAGCAATAAGTTCAATAACAAGAATAGTTTCCATGTGATTTACCTCATTTCTTTGATTGTCTAAGGTGGCAGGTTTTCCTACCACCCATATTGTCAGTTGCCGTTTAGGAAAGGAAGTCTTCATCATCCTCAGTAGCGAAGTCGTCTTCAGCGTTTGACTTACCGCCAAGATGTTCACCATCACGGATTTTCTGAAGGTTATTAAGGGAACAAGCGATACCCTTATTTCCATTGGTGTTGAATGCGTAGAAATTTACACTGGCACGACCGTAAACACCGGAATAAATCTCAGAGCGCTCGATGATAGGCTGACGGTCTGCATCTACGATGCCAGGTGCAGAGCTGTTGTTGGCATTCATAAAGTAGGCGTTTGCGTAAGTGGGATCATCAGGACGTTCTACATCGCCATCGCGAAGAGGAGTCTTAAGGGTTGAAAGAGGCGGTACTGTACGACCATTGCCTTTGAGCTTGCCTTCTCCTTCGTGGTAAGCCGCTTCTATTGCAGCTTTAATCTTAGCGATGGTCTTCGTGTCGGACTTAGGGATAATGAGAGATACACTGTACTTAGGGGTGCCACCATTTATGGATTTAGGCTCCCATGCATTCACATAGCTCCAACGGGTATCAGGGCCAGTAACTACTTTCAACAGATTAACTGTCTTTGTCATGATTTATTTCCTCCTTAATTTTCATCAAAATCTTCAAATGCTGAGTTGAATTCAGGTCTCTTGTCATCAGCGGTAACAAGGACCGGTTTTCCAGGCGGCTTAAAGGTTAGACCACCGAGAATATCTTCAAATGTCTTCTTACCGAGAAGTGCTGTCATGGCGGTAATGCCGAGCAGTTTCTTCTCATATGGGTCTTTACCGGCTGCAATAACGACATCAGCTACTGCAGCTTCGTCGGTGTATTTTCTGTTGGAACGACCGGTGACTAACTTAAAGCCTTCAAACTTGGTACCGTTCAGAGCTTCCTTCAGAGCATATTCCTTGACATCATTGGCCCAAGATACCAGCTCGTCTGCTTTGGTCAGGATAGCTGCGATCTCATCGTTATCGAGAGTGGCAGGCACCTCAAAGTCATATTTTGCGAGCTCCAGATTGTATTCAGCACGCTTCCTGCAGGTTGCTTTGGCCTTACAGAACTGGCAGTGCTCGCCAGCCTTGTATTCGCCCTCACCTTTGATAGCAAGCTGTGCAGTAGGAGCCAATACTTCCTCAGCCCACTTGATTAATTCACTCTTAGAGATGATGTATTCGCTAATGTTTTCTCTACGCGGCTGATAGATGACCAGGTGGATATTGTCGATGTCGTAAATGCCATCGAAAAGAGCCAAGCCTCCAAGTGCATAGCAGAACATTTGTGGATTTCTTTCCGCGGATACCTTGATTCCAAGTCCGTATTTGTAGTCAATTACGGTAAGAGTGCCGTCTGCGATAATCAGACAGTCAACATGGCCATAGCCTTCCGGGACATATTTCGAGAAATCGAGTTTCTGCTCAATAAGTATCTGAGGATCAGCACAGGTTTCTTTTGCTTTCTCAAGCTGTTCAAGTACAAAAGCGGCATAGTATTCAGCGTGGCTGTTCATTTCCTCATCGTAGAAGCTTAAAGATTCAGTCGGGTTCTTTGTATCAAGTCCCAGTAATTTTTCAAGCTTGTACTGCGCAAGTGCATGGGCATCAGTGCCTTCCTGTGCAAAGCTGCTGGACGCATCTTCAAACTTCTTACTAAGTAGCGCCGATGGTGGGCAAGCAATCCACTTGTGTGCGGATGAAGCAGATAGTAGTGCATGTTTTATGCTCATTTAATTGCCTCCGCATCCGCAAGTAATGCGGCATACTGTGACGGGTCTACGCTGGAGAGCTTCTCCGCACCGTATTTTTTCAGAAGTCCTTTAAGCGCTTCTGTGTATCCGGCTCTGGACATTTCTGCAAACTTCTTGCGAACATCTAAGAACGAATACTCTGGTTTCGGTTCCTCTGTCGGTATCACGGGTTCTTCCATAACACTTTCGGGCTCGTCACCTGTACTTGAGAAAATTTCTGTAAGTGAGTCTGCAATGTTAATGAGGGTTTTGCCGCAGTCCTTAAGTTCAGAGAGAACCTGACTAAGTTCACTCATCTTGCTCATTTGGAGTACCTCCTTCCTTCTTTTCTTGTTCCTTTGCAGACAAGGCTTTGATTTTCTGAGCCAGTCTCTTGGATACAACGCTTATGGCTGTGAGGGTGTCAGCAAGTTCTTCATCAAACTGCTGATCTTTTGAAGCCTCTACATTCGTCTGTGTCTGCATTTGTGTTACCTCCCTTTCCGAGAGGAGTGCTCCCTCTCTAATAGTCCCAGGACAGTTTTGTGTGGTTTGTACGAAAAATCTTTTGTGATTTTTTCAGGCCACACATTTTTCATGTCCTTCACTAATCCCAGGACACTTAAAGCGGAAATGAACGAAAAAAGACAGCAGATTTTTTAAGTCTACTGTCGCTTATATAAGGAAGGAAAAATTTATTTTCAAAAGTTCGTTCAAAGCGGTGCTTTCTGTCCTGGGACTGGTAGAGGGACTTTTATGCCGCTCGAATCTTAATAAGGAGGTTCGCTTATGAACGAACAGATGAGATGTAAATATGGTACTGGCGGAGTGGATAAGAAAAACAGTGAAGGCTATCCCGACCCTACCGCATACGAGGCGCTGACAAACATCAAAAAGGAAGACAAGGTCTTCAAACCGCTCGTGTATATCTGCTCACCTTATGCGGGTGATGTAGAAAGAAACACTGAAAGAGCCAAGGTTTATAGCCGATTCGCTGTTATCGAAAGAAATGCTATCGCCTTTGCACCACACCTACTTTTTCCTATGTATCTTTCGGATGATGATCCTGCGGAACGTGAGCTTGCACTTTTCATGGATATAGTCTTCTTAGGCAAATGCAATGAGTTGTGGGTGTTTGGTGAAAACATCACGAAGGGCATGCAGATGGAAATTGATAAGGCAAAGAAGCGCCGCATGACCATTCGTTATTTTACCGAGGACATGGAGGAGGTTGAAACATGCAACTAACAATTTGTACTGCAAATTGCACCGGCAATCAGAAAAATTGCCTCTATCCAAATAAAAGAGTTATAACCTCGGCTGAAGAATTAAAAGAAGCTGCAAAGCTAGACCACGTTTGCGCGGAGTACAAGAACAACTATCGCAGTGCAGACAATTTCTTAAAGTCTGATGTCATCGTCATGGATTGCGATAATGATCACACTGAAAATCCGGATGAGTGGATAACGCCAGAGGCATTGGATGAAATTTTAATGGATATTTCATATGCGATTGCTCCCAGCCGTCACAATATGCTTTCTAAGGATGGAAAAGCAGCAAGGCCCAAGTTCCATGTTTACTTTTCTATAGAAGAGCTAACAGATGCGGAAGGATATGTGGCTATTAAAAAGGCTATCCATGCTCAGTTCCCGTTCTTTGATGATAACGCTCTGGATGCAGCGCGTTTTATCTATGGTGCTGATACCGGAGAAGTTATCTGGCATGAAGGTTGGCTCACGATTGATGAATTGCTGGAGAATGTTCCTGCACCTACAAATACAGGTCGTAGCAATTCAATACCTGAAGGTCAACGCAACAATACTTTGTCTCGTTTTGCTGGCCGCGTTGTAAAGAGATACGGCAGCACAGATAAGGCCCATGAGATTTTTCTGGAAGAGGCTAAGAAATGTGATCCTCCTATGGATAACGAAGAACTTACAGCTATCTGGAATAGTGCTATCAAGTTTGCAAGGAAGGTGCAAGGTCAGGAGGGGTATGTTCCTCCAGATGACTACAATTCTGACTTTGACTCGCTGAGACCCTCGGACTTTTCTGATATTGGCCAGGCAAAGGTGCTTACTCGTGAATATGGCAATGAGCTCTGCTACACCGATGCCACAGATTATCTTCGTTTTAACGGTGAGTATTGGATGGAATCACGGCAGCAGTCAGTAGGTGCAATGGAAGAGTTCCTCGATTTACAGCTTCAAGATGCCCTCGGTGAGGTGGAAAGCGCCCTTAATGCCTTAGTTGCTTTGGGTAAAAAGGAAGAAGATATTCTTGCTGGTGGCAAAAAGTATGAAGCTTCACTTTCAGGAGATCCATTAAAGGCATTTAAAAAGTATCAGTCGGCTATTGCTTACAGAACTTTTGTAATGAAGCGCAGGGATATGAAATATGTCATATCAGCATTGCAGGCTGCAAAGCCAATGCTGGAAATCAAGGTGAGCGACTTAGATAAGGATGAGTTCCTACTTAATACACCGGGTGTTACGTTTGACCTTCGCAAGGGTCTGGCCGGTGGTCGTGCTCCAGAGGCAGCGGATTATATTACAAAGCAAACAACAGCTTCTCCGGGAGATAAGGGTGAGCAAATTTGGTTAGATGCTTTGAACACCTTTTTTTGTAATGACCAAAAGCTGATTGATTACGTTCAACAGATTGTTGGCCTTTCTGCAATCGGTAAAGTTTACCTCGAAGCTATCATCATTGCCTATGGCGGAGGCCGCAATGGCAAGTCTACCTTCTGGAACAGTATCTCAAGGGTGCTCGGCTCCTACAGTGGTGCTATCTCAGCAGATACACTTACAGTTGGTTGTCGCAGAAACGTAAAACCTGAAATGGCAGAGCTTAAGGGCAAACGCCTCATCATTGCTTCCGAGCTTGAAGAGGGCATGCGCCTGAACACATCAATTGTGAAACAGCTTAGCTCTACTGATGAAATCGAAGCGGAGAAAAAGTATAAGGACCCGTTCAAGTTTGAACCATCTCATACACTGGTGCTTTATACGAACCATCTTCCGAGAGTCGGTGCCAATGATGATGGTACCTGGAGACGTCTTATCGTCATTCCGTTTAATGCAAGAATTGAGAATAAAAGTGACATCAAAAACTACGCCGACTACCTTGTTAAGAATGCAGGCTCGTACATCATGAGCTGGATCATCGAAGGTGCAAAGAAAGCTATTGAGGCTAACTACCATTTCAGTGTTCCAGCATGTGTTCAGGAGGCCATTGAAGCGTACAGAGAAAACAATGACTGGCTTGCTTCCTTTTTGGAGGATTGTTGCGAGGTGGATAAGACATACCAGCAAAAATCCGGTGAGTTTTATCAGGAATACCGTGCCCATTGCGGGCGCAACGGTGAGTATACAAGAAGCACAACAGATTTCTATACTGCTTTGGAGACTGCTGGGTTTGAACGCAAAAAGACCAAAACAGGTAGCTTCATATATGGCGTGCGCTTAAAAGAGGAAGAGTTTCTAAGTTGAGTTGCACCGAGTAGCACTGACCTAATATGGTGACGGTCAGTTACGGTCATATATAGAACTTCGCATTAGAGAAAAATTTATAAAAATTCTTTATATAAGAGGTTTATGGGTAGACCTTCACAGACCGTCACCAATTTTGATGGAGATAAAGCGATGAGAGAAAAAGAAATAGAAAAGAAGTTAACTTTAGAAGTGAAAAAGCGTGGCGGGCTGGCTGTGAAGTTTGTATCTCCGGGCTTTGATGGTATGCCGGATAGAATCCTTCTAATGCCTGGTGGGATTATTGCCTTTGTAGAAGTAAAGGCCCCTGGCAAGCGCCCGCGCCCATTACAGATGGCAAGGCACAAATTGCTTAGGGCATTAGGCTTTTTAGTTTTTGTACTAGACGACGAGAGTCAGATTGGAGGGGTTTTAGATGCAGTACAATCCACATGATTACCAAAAGTATGCTATCAGTTATATCGAATCTCATCCGGTGTCAGCAGTACTGCTTGATATGGGTGGATTGTCAACACTTTTTTATACAATTTTTATTCGGTCATTTTAGATAAACGATATTCTACTGGAGTCATATAATTTAAGGCTCCATGAATACGTTTATTGTTATACCACTTTACATAATCACTTAATTCTCTTTTCAGTTCCTCTAAACTGCTAAAAACTCTTTTAAATGCAAATTCTGTCTTTATAATCTTATACCCTGCTTCTGCAACTGCATTATCATATGGACACCCTTTTTGGCTTAAGGAACGTTTGATTTTAAAGGCATTTAGAACCTCATCAATTATTTTATTTTTAAACTCGTTTCCTCTGTCTGTATGAAAA